ATGTGGGTTTGGCAGGAAGCACGAGAGCGGTGGCTGTTGGTGGCTGTAGTGGTGGTGTTCGCACTACTTTGCTTGGTAAACCTTAGGTTGCCCTTGTTGCAGTTTCTGGAAGGCGGAGCTATTGCCGCATTTCTATGTGCAGACGCAACGATCAGTGTCACCAGCGATCTGCTTGTCGGACTCATATCTGCATATGTGTTCTATGTGATTATTGAGCTGTTGCCGAGTCACCGCAAGAAGGTTGAAACCTTGCGGGTTTTGAATTTGCTGGTTGCGTCTGTAGTCGATGCATACGATAAGGCAAGCATATTTGGTCATGAGAGGTCTCTCAGCTCACTCGATTTAATTGTCCTCAAGCGTTCGAAGCTTAAATCTACTCTCGATACTCTTGATGATGGTGCTGCGTTTCTTCAACTCAAATTTGCAATGCAGACTGGACACTCTCGGTACCAAGATTTCCAGCATGCTCTCAGTCTGGCTGTAGGCTTATCCCCACAGCACGCCCTTAATTGGCTTGTGCTCACGGATAAGATCAGGCTGCTTGCCGATGAGTATGGTGTGCAGCCTGTCAATCCGAATGCAGACTACGCGACTCAAATCACATCAAACATCCAAGATGTGACTGCGTATTTTGCATATGAAAAAGAAATGGACCTGTATATGGCTGCACTCTTATTGAGGGTCACTGAGTTTTTCGAGGCGGCATTGGATTGGATGGAGTATCAAAATTTCGAGGCGGGTTGCTGAAAAATTTATGTAAGTTGTGGTTTTTCACAACCTTACTCATCAACTCTAAATCCAAGCATTTTTGAAACTATTCCCGCCATACTCTTTGTGTCTTTTGGTATCCATCTACCGTAATGCTTTCGCACCATTGTAGTGTCGGCATGTCCGAGCTGTCTGGCCACCCATTCGACAGGCACATAGCTTGAAAGCATTTGGCTGGCGAACGTATGCCGGCACTGATTGGCACCTCGGTGACGCACATCGGCTTTTTTCAGATGCGTGGTAAACCAATTGCTCAGTGTCTTACCGCTCCACATCAAGCCGCTGGAAGAGCTGCGGAAAAGAAATCTGACTTTCATCTTCTTCGATGTGATGTTGTCGCGCTGGATAACGGTGATCTCTTCGACGGGGGCTTCCCTGGCCGCAGCAACGATCTCTCGCATCAGTTCCAGTGCAGGGTCTATCAGCTCGACGACTCTCACCCGGGAGCGTTCTTTCGGGACTTTAAACTCGCCCACGACTAGCGCGCGTCGGACCTGCACCAAGCCAGCATCAAGGTCGATATCCTCCACAGCGAGTGCGATGAGCTCGGATAGCGATAGCCCGGCCCAGCAGTTGAACTCAATCATCCTGGTATCAGGTCGTCGTTCCGGATCCGCTTTGCCGATCAAATCAATCTCGGTGCGGCTGAAGGGATCGGCATGCTCAAGGTCGACGTCTGAGCCGACGTTGCTGATTCGATCCAGTGGGTTGGCTTTCAAGATACCGTCGCCGAAGGCGTCAGCCCAGACACCTCGGACGACAGTGAAGATGTCGTTTACTGTCTTTGGGGACAAGCCTTGCTTCAGCAGTTGTGCTTGAAACAGTTCGATATCGCTCTTGCTGATGTCCACGATTCGGCGTTTGCCAAATTTGTTTTCGACGTGCTTGGCCTTGCTGACATAGTTAACGACGGTGCTTGATGCTTTGAGTGCGCGCTGGACCTCCAGCCATCGATCGATACCTTCCTTCACGGTGCGCTTCAAAGATGGCCCGCCTGTTCCTGTGAACATTGCTGCCCTGGGAGAGTTGGGAAAGTGAGCCGCATAGTCGAAGCGGCCCTCTTTAATCTCTGCAAGGATTGTGCGGCGTTTGTTGTCTGCATAGGCAATTGCAGCTTTGTTTACCTTCGAGATCCCATCTAGCGGTTCCCGGCATCGCTGGCCATTGAAGATGAACCAAATGCGCAGCTGTTTGCCGTTCATCTCGACACCTGTTGGCATCTTGTCACTCATGGTTGACCTGCCATCCACTTTTCAATTGCTTCCTTGTTGTAAACCAGCACATTGGCTGGGTCTGTACGGTAGTGCTTGCCCTCCAGCCACAGCCCGCGTGAACGATACTTTCGAACAGCTTCAGTGCTGAGTCCGAACACCGGATAAAGCAGGTCTTGCCGAAACCAAGCACCGGGTGTGATCTGAAAATCGATTTTCTCTGCTGCGCTCATGCGGCCACCTCAGTGCTTACCCTTGGTAAGCTCATAAAATGCTGTTGCTGCCACTCGTGGAACTTGTCCATTGCCAATGGCTTTAAGTCGGTCCACCCGATGGGCCACCCCATCAGCCACTCGGCCCATTCCGGGTTCAGATGACCACCATCCAGTGCCATCACGGCATGATCCAGGCGATCGTTCGAACGGTCGGCCCCGGATCGGCGAGTCAGTGCGGCGGGGGAGGATCCCTTTGCCATGCTCGCCACCGGTGTTGGCCATCGTCTGGCGGGTGTCTTCTGCGATGAGCCAGATCCGGTCGCGCTGATGAGGGGCACCGAGGTCAGCTGCTCCGATAACACCCCATCGCGCGTCATACCCCATTTCGGCAAGGTCACCGAGCACCACGGCAAGTCCTCTTCCCACAAGCAATGGTGAGTTTTCCAGTTCGACGTAGCGCGGTCGTACCTCATCGGTAATTCGTGCCATTTGCCGCCACAGTCCGGAGCGGGCGCCGGCGATACCCAGGCCGGCGCCTGCAACCGAGATGTCCTGACAAGGAAATCCTCCCGAAACCACGTCAACAAGGCCTCGCCAGGGGCGTCCGTCAAAACTGCACACGTCAGACCAAATCGGGAAAGGCGGGAGCAGTCCATCGGTTTGTCGTTGCGCCAGAATCTGTGCGGCGTAGGCATCACGCTCAACGGCGCAGACGGTGCGCCAGCCGAGGAGGTGTCCGCCGAGTATTCCGCCACCAGCGCCTGCGAAAAGAGCCAGCTCATTCACGCAGCCTCCACAGTGACTTGCGCGGCGCTGGAGAGTGGTTGTCCGACTTTGTTGCCCTCAATTCCTGGTTGCAACTGCGCAGCCATCGCAAGCACCTGATCGCGCAGGGACCGGGCATCACGCTCAAGCTTCTTGCCTGTACGAAAGGCGCTGAAGGTCTCGGCGGCGATCCGCAGCATCTCGCCGATTGCGACCAGCGTCTGGTGCTCGACCACTCCGAAGACCTGACACGCTTCAAGTCGTTTGCAGGTTTGCGCCAGACGCGTGTGATCGTCCTGGATGAACTGCAGTGAGGCCTGTAGTTCGCGGATGTTTTTGGCGCTCGTAGCTCGCTGGATGTCTTCGCCCTCGAGAAGGCCTGTTTTCAAACCGTCGCTTCGGCCCATGATGTAGCCACCCCAGACGAGCAGCCCGGCTAAGGCGACTAGGACAATCAGTGCGGTAATTTGAATTGTGGTCATGTGCTGTGAACCTCAGTAGATCCCTCCGTCGGGATGCTTGGTGAGAGGCCGGCGGAGGGGGATTGCGTGTTGGTTAGCCCAGGTTGAAACTGCCGATAGTTAACTTCGCGCCGCCACCAACTTCGTGCTGCACGACTTCCTTGAATTCTTGTGCCAAGTCTTCGCGAAGCTGTTCTTCTCCAATCCAGCGCAGGCGGAGCAGGGGTTTGTCCCCGCCGGTGAGAACTGCTACACGCAGGCGGATGATCTGGACATTCAGCCCTTCATATGGCTCGACGGTGAACAGGAATTCAGCAGGCAACCCTTCTGAGGACTTGGCCTCAATCTGGTCCATCGCTGAACGAGAGGCGCTTAGGTCACCTACGATATGTTCGCTCTTGCGTGCTTGCTCGATGCTGATGGAGCGGATGGCGCTTGCGGCTTTACGCAAATCGATGGGGCTGTCATCGGCCGCGAGGGCTTGGAGATTCGATGCCCAATCCTCGATCCAGTCGCTGAGTTCTTTCTGCGCGAACTGAATGGAGGCTGCACGCTCCAGCGCCCGGAACGCAGCAGTTTTTCTCAAGTTCAGGGTGGCGGTGAAGTCGCCGTGCCCTGGTGACTTGGTGTCGCCGAGGTTGAAAATGACTGTGCACGACATTGCTTCGGCGTCCACAAAACCAGACGCTACAGCCTCGGCACTTTGCGTCATTACGTACTTGCCGAAGTCCAGCAGCGAGTGAGTGGTCAGCGCGCCGCGGAACCGGCTACGAGCGGCTTGAAATTTCTCGATGCTGTGGATCTTCTGCTCAGACGGCAAAACCAACGCTGGGGTGAAAGTATCCAGCGGCTTGGCATAGGCCAGAACGGCGGTGTCCTGAATCAACTGAATTGCTTTGGCTTCCATTGAATCGACTTCCTTTGGTGAGAGGTTTGGAATCGAACGGTTTAGGACTTCGCGTGAATCGGTGCGTCGTCGCGGTTGAATAGCTGACCGGCGCGGGGGGCTTCGGCGAACAAAGTCAGGCGACCTCCCTCATTAACGTGCATCGGGGTATCGAGGGTAGTGTCCTCGGTACGGCTCCCGCGTTTGGTAGGCACCTTGTAGGCGAGTTTGTGATTCACGGTGACTTGATGACTGTTGGCGATTTGCTTCAAGGTGAAGGTCAGGGTGACCGAGCCGACCTTGCCGTTATCAACAACTCCCGATGCCACTTCAGAAAGGGCGTGACCGATCTGATTGGCGAAGACGCCTGCGTTGAGTTCGCCGATGAATTCGGCCGTGTCCGTAGGTTTCATGTGCTGTGCCTATTGATGTGCGATTTGTTTGCCTCTGGACGGCAGAGGCGACCGTTGAAATCAAGCCGCTTGCTTTGCCGCTTGGGCATCGAGGAACTCGGCCAAGTCGTGCAGGTACACCACTCGTTGTGCGCGAGCCGACCCGTGCAAACGCTTCACGACCAGCGCGATACGACCTGCCTTGATCTCGGCCAGTAGGTAGCGGTCGGTGCGAATGTGTGCGAAGTACTGTTCCCGAACTGCTGCCAAGGTCGGGCATGGAGTCGCGAACTGACGTCGCAATTGTTCTAGTGTGTTGCTCACGCTGCGTTCTCCCCGTACCCCTCCGATGGGGGCAGCAACTTGAGGCGAATCAGCTCGGCGAGGCCTTCTTTACTTTTGCCCATGGCAGCCGCGCAGATGTTGCCCTTGGCGTCAGCCACCACGGCGCCGAATGGGAACTCAGGTGAGTTGGTCGGCGTAACGTAGGCAACTTGCCCGTCAAGGATCACGTTGTTGACGCAGCGGAATACCTCGGCCAGCTCGGTGCTTAGTACGGGCATGCTTTCCAGTAGTTGAATGGCTTCCGTCGAGGCGCCAACGAGCGTTGCGCGGCTGACTACCCCCGGGCAGTTCAAGTAGATCGGGATCAGCTTCAGGGCGCCGAGGGCTTGCGTGTAGGCATTGAGGTTGTTGGTTTTCATGCAGCGGCGTCCTTTTTGGTAATGATGATTCCTAGCTTCTTGGCCAGCCATTCGATCCCTTCTTCCTTCACCATCACCACGGAGTAATGACGGCACTTGTTGAGGGACGGAATCACCGTGCTGCGCGGATCCGAATACAGATAGCCGCGATCACGGTGCTGGCTGGCTAGATCGCCACTGCTGTTGAGAATGCCCAGCTCGCGCAACCTGGTGCGGAAGGCGCGGGGCTTGAGTCCGAGCAATGCGGCGGATTCGTCCAGGGTGCGGTTTGTCATAACGCTGCCTCAGGCCGCCGCAGCACGGGTGTGCAGGGTGTCCACAATATGGTTTAGGTTGGTGAACAACTCTTCGAACGGCCCATCATTCGGTAGCCAGATATCTCCCGGGTTGCGCACGACACCGTTTTCACTGCTGTGCTGGTTGACGGTGAGAGCTGCTATCCGCTCCATGTGAATCACCACGCCGCCACGTTTACGGATGAAGTCCGCTTCGTTTTCGAACCGCACATCGCTGACGACAAAGCCGCTTGTTTCGTCGTGGGTGCGAGCGAGTAGGTCGAGATTCTGTTCCGCAAGCAGCAGCCAGAGTTCGGGATGCACGTTGTTGCGGCCCCACTCGGTGCCAAGTGATTGCATTAACTGGCGAGGGGATCGGCCGAGCCATGGCAGCGGCAGTTCCTTCTGGGCACCGTCGAAGTCGCAAGGGCTCAAGTTGAGGATGTGCATCAGACCGTCACGCAGTGGGTCAGCGAACGCGTAAGCCTGGAATCCATGGTGGCTTACCAGATGCTGCGCGGCGGTGTCTTTACCTGAGCGGGCAACGCCAGCGATGCCAATTAAAAGAGGCTTCATGCTGCATCACCCCCGAACGGTCCGCATCCGTGAGTGATGACATTGACTTTTGCCGGTGCTAAGCGAGTGCCAGGCGCGACGATTACCAGTAGGCCGGTGCGTTTTTGAATCTCTTTTACGGCTTCTGGGTTAGTGCACGCTGATGGGTGTAGGTACACCGGGCAACGAGTGTTGTTGTGCTGTGTTGTTTGCATGTCCGTACTCTTTGGTGAGAGATTTACGATGCAAACGATACAAATACGTATTGATTCAGTCAATACGAATTTGAATTGATTTTTTCACGATGCAAAAAAAACCCGCATCGCTGCGGGCCTGTTTTGGGTTACGTATTAGAAAATTTCAAGCTTCGAAAACACTACGCCACAAATGATCGCGTCGGCCCCTAACTCAATGATCGGCTCTGGCCATGCTGGATTCAGCGGTTTCAGAAACCGGCGACTGCCCTCCATCACCAATTGCTTGAAAGTTGCTTCTTGGCTATCTATGAGCTTGGCAATTACAAGAGAACCATTCTCCGCATCTTTCGCGGGATCAACAAAGATGATGTCTCCGTCTCGAAAGGATCTACGTTCATGTTGATTGAACATGGATAGTCCACGTACTCGCAAGGCATAGCTTTGGCTGCTATGGGATGCGGCGCATGGTAGCCATATCTCCGCATCATCAAGGGTCCTAACGTCTTCAATCTCACACCATGCGCCGGCTTGAACCCAAGAGATGAGAGGGACGTAGCCTTTAATAGCTGGCCCAGGTTCAACGTTGGTCTCATTCGCAGATGGCGCGCCCTGATCAATCATCGGGTCTTTGTGTTCGCCTCCCTTCCAAAGCCAGTTGCTGCTGACCTTCAAGGCTTTGCTGATCTTCTCGATATTTTCATGGCGTGGGCTGGTTACTGCGTTCGTCACAATTCTATGAATCGTCGGTTGCGGAACGCCGGAGCGTCGGCCGAGTTCGCCTTCTGACAGCCCCAATTCCTGCATGCGTTGGGCGATGCGGTCTCCGATCACTTTTTCTCTGCCTTGATTCAAAAACGTATCGCCGAGTGTATTGAATCATTCAATACGTTTGTGTATTGTGGCGTCCAATGCGAAAGCGCATCGGTGAACGATATGACTATCCAAGAAATGCTTGCGGAGCTGCTTCGGTCTGGCTTGTCCCAGAGAGTTATTGCAGATCGCGTAGGAACAACCCAGCCGACTATCAATCGCGCCGCGAAAGGTGCAGATGTTCGGTACGTAACGGGTAAGGCAATCGAATGCCTATACACCCAAGAGAAAGAAGCGGCCGATCTTAAGTCGGCAGCTTAAAAGGTGCTGAGCTGGGGCCTCTCACCAAAGAATCCCCCAGCCCAGCTACGACGATACACAGCACATGCACATCGGTCGTGGTCGTAGGATAGGGTTTACCCTGGGCTATGGCTACACCGTAAATAGGGGATTTACGGTTATGAGTCGCACAGATCTTTTGCCGGACGCTGGTCCGGTCCTGCCTCTACGCCAAGCGATCTATCGCGCTGGTCGTGACTATAAGGGCGGAATTACCGCCCTTGCCTTTGAAATGGTGTTGGACAACGACACCCTCCAGAAGAAACTCAAGCTCGATGAAGAACGCCGCTGGCTGAATCCAGATGAGCTTGAGGAAGTGATCAGGCTGACCGCTGATCCACGCCTGCTGGACGCATTGATGCGACCAGCAGGTGCGGTTTGGTACCGGCCCGTGCCCGTACCGGCAACCCGTGACGCCTTGAAAGCGGTCGGTAAGCTACTCGGGGAAACCGGTGAATTCGTGGCCAAGATGCATGACGGCGCGGCGGACAACGTCTGGGAGCTTCATGAAGTCGTGGATCTCGAAAAGTACGGAATGGATGTGATTCGCGAAGTCCTCGGCATCATGGCGGGTGCTCGTCAGGCGATGGAGGATCGCATCAATGGCTGATGATATCGACCGCGCAAACGAGCAGGCGCAATACCTGCTTGATGTTGCTATTCATCGTAATCGCCGCGTGCCATCGAGCCGCGTAAGCGCGCAGTTCTGTGACGACTGCGATGAACCAATCCCGTTGCTACGACAGCAGAAGGTTGAAGGTTGCGAGACCTGCGTCTCTTGTCAGGAGCTGCGGGAGGCCCGGCGATGAGTGAATCGGGCAAAGGAACAGCCATCGCTACATGGGCAAAGCGTTACATCAGTACTTTTGACTTGGCACTTGTATCGATTGATCCAGGTGAAAAGGCTCCGAAAGGCCTAGGGTGGAATAAGCCCGGAGGCTATATCACCGACGCCGACACGGCCGAGGCGTTCTGGCAACGAAACCCAAATCACAACCTTGGCGTCGTGCTGGGGCCGAGCCGCGTTTGTTCATTGGATGTTGATGACGTTCAGTGGACGCGACATGTTCTGTACGAACTGTTGGGCCTGGACCTTGATGCGATGGCAGTTGTGTTCCCGACTATTGTCGGGAATCCGCTGCGATTCCGGGTGGTGTTCAAGGTCCCGGAAGGCATCGAACTCACGCGTCACTCGCTTTCATGGCCGAATGAAAAAGACCCGGATGGTTTGATTTTCAAAGGATTGATGGACAAGGCCAAGGCTGCGAAAGAGCAGGGTGATCTTGCCGCAGAAGCTGCTGCACGAACCGAAGCCGAGCCGTTCAAACGCTTCACGGTCTTTGAGCTACGTGCGGGACTGGTGCAAGACGTATTTCCACCATCAATTCATCCCGGTACCGGCAAACCTTACATCTGGAAAACCGCTCCAAGTGCTACTGACGGGCTGCCCACGCTGACCAAAGAGTTGCTTACCATTTGGCAGAATTGGGAGTTTTTTAAGCGAGATGCTGAAGCTGCGTGTCCATGGGCGATTGCGTCACCGAAGCCACCGGTCAAAGCCCCAAAGCGTCCTGCGCTCGGTGGCGGCAAACGGCCCTCGGTAATTGATGAATTCAACCGTTGTCACGATGTTGCGGAACTTCTTCGCTCCCATGGGTACATCAAGCGAGGCAATAAGTGGCTGTACCCTCAAAGCAGCACCGGTCTGCCAGGGGTGACTATCAGTGAGGGCAAGGTTTATTCGCACCACGGTGCTGATCCTCTCGCGAACGGACATCAGAACGACGCCTTTGAAGTGTTCTGCTTACTCGAGCACGGCGGCGACCAGTCGAAGGCTGTGAAGGATGCTGCGCGAATGTTGGGCATGCAACACGCCGCCCGTCCAGATCCTAATGATCTTCCCCCCACCCCATCCGGTGAATTGAGCGGGCCGACCTCCGACGAAACACGCCCGTCCAGCGAGGCCGCTCCTGCTCCTGATGGGGGGGCGGGGGAGGTCATAACGCTGGACCACATTCTGCGTCGTTTTGCGCTGGTAGAAGGCACCACGCACGTGTGGGATTGCGACCAATCGAAGGTAATGAAGAAGTCCGCCTTCGAAGCTCGTGTGGGCAAGCCACTGGCCAAAGCCTGGTTGGACGACACCGGAAAGAGACTGATTTCTGACGACCATGTTCGCGAGATCGAGCAGGCGCGCCGCATGGCTGGGAAGAAGGGCGGTGCATTCGGGATGTCTCCAACCGATCGTTACGTTTACATCGATGGCACCAAAGACGTTTGGGATCGCGAAAAGAAGCGGCGTATAGCCGAGGGCGCGGTGAAGATGGCGCTGGGTGACACTTACCCCTTGTGGCTGAACAGCAGCGAACGCCGCACCGTCGATGTTGAACACATCGTGTTTGATCCGACCATGACGAAGGATCCTGCGGTGTACATCAATACCTTTGACGGGTTGCCGCTTGAGCCAGTCAGGGATGATGCAGCGTGTGCCAACCTGCGTTGGCTGATTTCATTTCTATGTAACCACGATGAAGCTGCAACCGACTGGCTAACTCGCTGGCTGGCGTATCCGCTGCAGCACCTGGGCGCCAAGATGGATACCGCTGTGTTGATGCATTCGATAATGGAAGGTTCGGGCAAGAGCCTTTTGTTCGCTGACGCACTCGGCATGCTTTACGGCCAATACGCGGCGACTGTTGGTCAGACGCAATTGGAAAGCAGTTTCAACGCGTGGCAAAGCCGCAAATTGTGGTCCGTATTCGAAGAGGTGGTCAGTCGCGATCAGCGTTACAACCAGGTGGGCAAGATCAAGCACTTGATCACTGGTAAAACGGTGCGGATGGAGTCGAAGTTCATTAATGGCTGGGAAGAAGCCAACCATATGAATGCGGTATTTCTCAGCAACGAGATTCTTCCGTGGCCAATCAGCGACAGTGATCGACGAATGCTGGTGATGTGGCCTATGGAGACCCTGCCAGTCGCAAGGCAAAAGGCGATTGGTCGTGAACTGGAGCAGGGTGGGGTGGCGGCGCTCTACGGTTGGTTACTGTCGGTCGATCTAGGGGACTTCAACCAGCGCACGCGGCCACCATCGACCGAGGCGCGTGAGCGTTTGGTGGCCTTGAGTCGGGCCGGCTGGCAAACATTCTTGCATCTGTGGAAGTACAGCGAGCTGGGGCATGGGCTTTGGGGACCGTGTCTATCGACCGACCTCTATTCGTTATTTCTCGAATGGTGTCAGCGCAACAAAGAGCACGTGATGAGTCAGACTAAGTTCTCTCTATTCATCAGTTCTGAGGTGGATAAAACGCGGGCGATACCTTGGACTGACGGCAATAACCGTCGCTTCGGCGCGTTTTTCTTTCCTGTGGATCTGGATGCTTCCCCGCCCCCATCACTCAAGGCGGCAGAGCTGGGCAAGCAGGTGGAGAACTGGCGGGCGAAGGCCAAGCTGGCGGGCTGGCACGTAGACAGCTGGGATCACATCAAGGCGCTTGCAGCATGACTATTTTTAAAAGTGTGTTGGGTGTGTTGAGTGTGTGTCGGGTTGATTTTGAATACCTCACACAATTTGAGTGCCCGAATTACATGCCTTCGCGGGTGTTGTGTGGGGTGTGTTGGGTTTTGTGTCGCGCACGCGCATGCATGACGTTCTTTGCAACGAATTCAACGGAAGGAATTTTTTCTTATGCGAAGACTGATAAACCCAACAAACCCAACACACTCAACTCAAGTTTGATTGAAGCATTGAGTTTAAAGGGATTTATGTGTGTTGGGTTTGTGTCGGGTTGGGGTATTTCTGTGTCGGGTTGGGTTTTACGGGGGGCAGGGCAATGATTGAGGCGATGGAGTTATTGCTGAAACATTGGGGCGAGCAATGCCGACACGGCGGTGAAGCCGGAGGCATGGGTAGCCCGATGGCGACGATCATGGAATGGGGCGGTTGCGCGCCGCGAGGCACACCCGGTTCTCGGATCCTTCTCGGCGGTGGTGCGGGTCCAGATGCAATTGCGCAGGAAATTGGTGCCGCCCTTTCCGAGATCGCCCGGCAAGATGGTCGGGGCGAAAGGCTGCAACAGCTGGCAGTTATGCGTTACGGCTTTGACCCTGCACCGACATGGGCAGCGCAGATGCATGAATTGGGCTACGTCTCAAAGGCGAAGCAAACCTACTACGATCTTGTGCACCGTCTTCATGTGCGACTCTTTGAGGTGCTGACCGAGCGTAAAGATGCACGTAAGTGGCTGACCGTTGGTCGGGGTGCTTTACCTCAAAGTCTCCTCAAAGTTGCGTCAAAGTTGCGTCAAGTTGGATAACCGAAAATGCCCCCTTTTCGGTTCCGTACTCAGGGGGTAAAAAGTCTCCACGATATGGATTTTGCGCCTTGGCGCTACCCCGAGCACGTGCTGTGCACTTCGTCCTGGCGTATGCCGCGACTTTGAAAACCCTGCCCTCCGGCGGGGTTTTCTTTTTTGTGTTCGGCATGCTCCTTCACTTGAGGCACAACATGACAAATGAGCAGCAAGCGCTGGCAGAAATGCCGATCTGGTTGGTGATCGTCCTGGCTCTGATCGGCGGCGTATCCGGTGAGATGTGGCGAGCAGACAAGGATGGTGCCCGGGGCTGGGCGTTGATACGTCGGCTCGCGCTGCGATCCGGTGCCTGCATTGTCTGCGGAGTCTCGGCAATGATGCTGATGATCGCGGCGGGCATGTCGCTTTGGACGGCGGGCGCCTTGGGGTGTCTCACGGCAATGGCTGGTGCAGATGTTGCCATCGGCTTGTACGAACGCTGGGCTGCCAAGCGGCTTGGCGTGTGCGATGTCCCGCCGAATGGCGGCGGACCAGCCTGAAACCGCCGGGGACCCTGGGGTTATTCGAAGGGTACGGGGTCGGAAACCCGCGGGATCTTGCGACTGGCCGATTTTTTCACGTTGGTTGACAGAGGTTGACATAGGTTGACGGCCCTAGGTTGACAGGAGGTTTACATGACCGTTTTGAGCCGAACGGAATACGCGGCCAGCAAAGGTTGGTCTCGCCAGTACGTCGGCAAACTGGCCAAGCAAGGCCGATTGATTTACGCCTCGGATGGCAAGATCGATGTCGAAGCCACCGATCAGTATTTGGAAATGACGGGGGATCCAGCACGCAGCAATTCAGGTACCCGAATCGCACCGGTGACCACTACGTCGGGCCAGCAGCCGTGGATCGCTTCCGCGCTTCCCACTTCCGCCCCGCAAGCTGCGCCGGATTACCACCAAGCTAAAACACGCTTGGCGTTAGCGCAGGCTGAGAGGGCCGAGGCTGACCTTCAAAAGATCGCCGGTGAATTGGTTGATCGGGAAGTCGTCGACGAAGCTGCTTTTGCGAGCGGGCGCATAACTCGCGATTTGCTACTGAGCTTGCCACCCAAACTTGCCCCCGTGCTGTCAGCCATGACCAGCACTTGGGACATTGAAAAGCACCTCCTAACTGAGATCCGCCAAGCGCTTGAAGAAGCTGAGCGCCTCTCTACTGAAGACTTCAACCACGCCCTAACCCTCGGAAACTGATCCTATGGAAGCCAAACTTGCAGACGGTGCCGAGGTTTACCGGGCGGCGTACTTCCGTGGTCTGCGCCCTGAGCCTGAGCTGTGGGTCGATCAATGGGCTGACGAGTACATGCGCATACCGCGCGACACAGGTGCTGCCGAGCCAGGTCGGTACCGCACTTCCCGGACGCCATATGCTCGCGAGCCTATGCGTTGCCTGTCACCGGCACATCGCAGTAAACGTGTAGTCACGATGGTGGCTTCGCAGTTGATGAAAACCCAGATTGCGCTGAACTGGATAGGTGGGCTGATCCACATGGCGCCATCAAATATCCTGACCTTGCTGCCGAGCTTGGGCCTGGCTAAGCGGGTGTCGTCACGGATCGGAAAGACCATCAAAGCCACACCTGTTCTACGCGAGCGAATCGCGACCGGGCGTGATGCAGTCAACACGATGGACACCAAGGAGTTCGAGGGTGGCTCGCTGTACGTCACCACTGCTGGTTCTGCGGCCAACCTGTCGGAGCTGTCGGCGCGCTACATCTACGGTGATGAAATTGACCGCTGGGAAGTCGACATCGGAGAAGAGGGGGATCCCATCGAATTGGCGGAGACCCGAGCGAGTACCTTTGGTCGTAACGCCAAGTTTTATTTCTCCAGTTCGCCAACGATCAAAGGTGCTTCACGGATAGCGGATCTGTTTGAAGGTAGCGACCAACGTCACTACTACGTGCCATGCCCGGACTGCGGTCATATGCAGGTACTTGAGTGGGAGCGTCTGCATTACAGCGACGATTTCAGCACCGTGCATTACGAATGTGCTGGAGCCGAATGTGATGTGCTGATCGAGGAGCACCACAAGGGCGAAATGCTTGCTCAAGGCGAATGGCGTGCGCATGCTGAAGGCGATGGGGAGACAGTTGGATTCCACCTCAACGCTCTCTATTCACCACCCGGCTGGATGGACTGGCGCACCTTGGCCATGCAGTTCGAGAAGGCCAAAACCGCTCAAAGCAAAGGTGATCTTGAACCCATGCAGGTGTTTTACAACACCCGATTGGCCAAGGTATGGGACAGTGCGCAGGAACAGACCAAGGCTGAGGTGCTGATCGCCCGGGCGCGGCTGGAGGTCTACACCCTCGGCACGATGCCGGCCGGTGTGCTGATGCTGACCGGCGCCGTCGACGTTCAGGCTAATCGCCTGGAAATGATGGTGATGGGTTTTGGCGTCGGCATGGAGCGCTGGGTGGTCGATCACCAGGTCATCTGGGGCGATCCGGCCGACGAGCGCACCTGGGCAGTGCTGGACGAGAAACTCAAGGCTCGTTATCTGCATCCTTGCGGTGTCGGTTTGGCGATTCTCGCTGTTGGCGTCGACTCCGGCGGTCACCACACCGACGAGGTTTATCAGTTCTGCCGCGTTCGCCGCTGGCGCAATATCTTTGCCATCAAGGGCGCGAGCAAGCCGGGCCGACCGGTCATTGCTCAGCGCCCGTCCCTGGTCGACGTGACTTGGAAGGGTCAAACCGAACGCAACGGCGCCGAGCTGTGGTTCGTTGGTACTGACACCGCCAAAGACTGGATCTACAACCGCTACCCGTTCCCGGACGGACCGGGTTCGCTGCACTTTGCCAATGACCTGCCGGACGAGTTCTTCGCCCAGTGCGTCGCCGAGCGTAAGGTCGTGCGCTACATACGCGGCCACAAACGCATCGAATGGATCAAGGGCAAGGCCGAGCGCAACGAAGCGCTCGACTTGATGGTGTACTGCCTCGCGATGGCTCATTACCTCGGCATCAACCGCTACCAGGAACACGACTGGGATCGGGTGCGTCAGGCACTTGCCCAGTCCGGTCTGTTCGACGACGCGCTTGGCGTCAAATCGGTTCAGGGTGAGCGCGTTGATGGAAGCCAAACACCTGAACCTGCTGCTGTGCGACAGGCTCAAGTCGCGGCATCGCCACCACCTGCTGCGCCGGTCGTGCAGACACGCCCAGCCACACCCCCTCAACGCCGCAGTTCTACGAGCGGTTATCTGAAGAGACGCTGATATGTCCTTTACCCAGAAACACCTCGAAGCTATCGAGCGTGCGATTGCGCGTGGCGAAAAGACCGTGCGCTACAGCGACCGAACGGTGGAATACCGCGACGTCGACGAACTGCTCCGCGCACGTGAAGAAATCCGCAGTTCGCTAATCAGCGCTGCCGCTCCGCGCTCGCGTGTCGTGCGGCTCAGTCACGGAGGCAAGGGAATCTGATGTCTCGACAATTTCCGGCCCTGACGCGTAGCGGATTTTTGCTGCCATCGAACATCAAGGCCAGCTACGAAGGCGCCGGAGAGGGCCGTCGTTCGGCCAGTTGGGATGCTTCCGATAACGGCATCAACAGCATCAACACCCCGGCGCTACGCAACCTGCGAGCCCGATCGCGCGCAGCGGTGCGCAATGACCCGTATGCGGCCAACGCGATCAACAAACGCGTCAGCAACCTGATCGGCACCGGCATCACGCCGCGCCCGGAGGTGAAGGACGAAGAACTGCGCAACCTGTTGCAGGAGTTGTGGGAGGACTGGGCCGACGAGTCCGACGCTGACGGCCTATGTGACTTCTACGGTCAACAGGCGCTCGTGGCTCGCACCGTCGAAACGGCGGGCGAGTGCTTTGTCCGGCTTCGTCCGCGTGGTCTCGACGAGGGCTTGGTCGTGCCGCTGCAGTTGCAGACCCTTGCACCCGAGTTTGTACCGCACGATAAATTTGAAACCACCCGCGACGGCAACATCATCCGCGCCGGGATCGAGTTCAACCCAGCCGGCAAGCGTGTGGCCTATTGGATGTACCGCTCGCATCCGCGTGATGCGTCATCGCTCAACAGCGGCTACAACCAACTGGTACGCGTGCCGGCTACCCAGGTGCTGCACATCTTCGAACCACTGGAGCCGGGCCAGCTACGCGGCGTGCCGCGTATGTCGCCAGTCCTCAAGCGGCTGCGCAGCCTGGACAACTACGACGACGCGGTGCTGTTCCGGCAGGAGGTCTCCAATCTGTTCGCCGGCTTCATCAAGCGTCCGTCGCCGGAGATGGGGCAGGTACCTCGTGACCCGGTCACCGGCCAGTTGATCGCCACCGACCGCGACGGCTTTACGCCGATGGTCGCGCTGGAGCCCGGCACCATGCAGGAGCTGGGCGCCGGTGAGGAGGTCGAGTTCTCCAAACCACCGGACGCCGGCAACAACTACCCGGACTTCATGCGTCAGCAACTGATGGCCGCAGCAGCCGGCACCGACACACCTTACGAGATCCTCACCGGTGACATGAAAGGCATCAACGACCGGGCGCTGCGAGTGGTGCTGAACGAGTTCCGACGCCGACTCGAACAGCTGCAATTCAACGTCTACATCCACCAGCTCTGCCGGCCGGTACGCGCCGCGTGGTTAGACATGGCCGTGCTGGCTGGGGTGATTGACCTACCGGACTACGCCAGTCGCCGCCGCGAATTTCTGCGCACTCGCTGGGTGCCGCAAGGCTGGGCCTACATCCAACCAGTACAGGACGTGCAAGCGCGAATGCTGGAGGTCAACGCCGGATTCGCCTCGCGCAGTGAGATGTGCCTGCGCACAGGCTACGACGCCGAAGCCGTCGACGCGGAGAACGCGGCTGACGCCCAACGTGCCCGCACCCTGGGCCTCAATTACCGAACGCTCGTCGAGGTCGATGCACACCCTGACGACCAGGAGAAACCATGAAACCGCCGCTCCCACTACGGATCTTCAACAAACTCGACGGGCAACTGCCCGTGCAAGACAAACACTGGTACAGCCTCCGGGCTAGCGGGGAAGCCGAACAACGCACTATCGAGGTGTACGTCTATGGCGAGATCGGCACCTGGGGCATTACCGCCAATCAGTTCGTGCGCGATCTGGCCGCCCTGGATGACGGGACTTCATCGATTGTCGTGGCATTCAACAGCATCGGCGGCGATCTGTTCGACGGCCTGGCTATTCACAACGCCCTGAAGCGTTTGGGCGAGCGCTGCACCGGCCGGGTCGATGCTCTCGCGGCCAGTGCCGCGAGCGTTGCAGTCTGCGGCGCTCATCGGGTGGTGGTGGCAGAAAACGCCGCGCTGATGATTCACAACCCATGGACATATGCCTCGGGTGATGCCGAGGATATGCGCAAGGTGGCGACCGCGCTGGATCAAGCGCTGGAGCTCATCATCACGGCCTACAAGGCCAAGGCGCCAAACATCGACGAGGTCGAATTGCGGCGCCTGGTCAATGCCGAAACCTGGCTCACCGCCCGTGAAGCGGTGGCCCTCGGGTTGGCTGACGAAGTTGGCGACGGTGTGCAGATCAAGGCATGCCTGGGGCAGGGCACGGTGATGCAGAAATACCAGCACACGCCCCAGGCGCTGCTGGATCTGCTCAACGAGCCCGAGAAACCGACCGAGCCGGCAATCGACGATCCTGATCCACCAGAGCCTGGTGCGGATGCGGCGGCGCTGGCTCTGATGATCAGCAAGTCTTGTAACCAAGGCGGAATGAGCAACCTCATCGAGCCACTGCTGGCCACCACCAAGTTGGTCGATGAGGCGACCGTGAAGGTCGCCATCACTCAGGCCAAATCGATTCGCGATCTGTGCGTAGCCGCCCGGCTGCCCGAGTTTGCGGTGGAGTTTGTGCAGGCCGGACTGGATACCAGCGCCGTACGCGCGCGGCTCTTCGACAAAGTCGTCGGGAAGGGCGGAGGCTTCGAGATCGACAACAGCCTGCCACAGAACGAAGACCCGGCTCCCAAAATTCAAGCCAAACAACCCGATCCGCCGTCGATCTGGGCGGCACGTCAGGCCGCTCAATCTCAAGCCTCTAAAGGAGCAAGACCATGACCATCAAACGCGAACCGATGCATGCAGGCGAGTTCCTGCTGTCCGAGGGCGCCGGGACCATCTCGCGAGAAGCCATCAATGTTGCGGCTGGTCCGGCGCTAGAGCCGGGTCAAATCCTCGGCCTGGTGGCTACGACCAGTGAGTTCGCCCCATACAACCCGACCGCCGAAGACGGCACGGAAAACGCCGTCGCCATTCTCTACGGCCCACTCGGCGAATCGGACGTCGTTCGTCGCGGTCGCGCCGTGGTGCGGTTGGCCGAGGTCAGCGAAGCACACCTGACCGGCCTGGATCCGGCCGCCGAGAAAGCCCTCGCCACTCATTTCGTGATCGTCCGCTAAGTCGATCCTTCTTTTGTACGCATCCCGCCGTGTGCGGGATTTTTCGTTTCTGGAGAGTACCCATGGCCGATATCGCCATTTTTGACGACGAAGCTTTCAGCGTCGATTCGCTGACCGCTGCACTCAACGATCAGCCTTACTTGCCGGGGCGCATCAGCGCGCTGGGTCTGTTTCGCGAGGAAGGCATCACCACTCTGACCGTGCAGATTGAAAAGGACGGCGACACTCTGGCCCTGGTGCCGGCGGGTGAGCGTGGCACGTCCGGCCTGGTGGTCGCAGGCAGCAAGCGCAATCTGATCCCGTTCAACACCGTGCACCTGCCGGAGCGCTTCACCATCAAGGCTGACGAGATTCAAGGTATCCGCGCCTTCGGTACCCGCACTGAGCTGCAGGCTGTGCAGGACGTAGTTAATGCACGCCTGGCCAAGGCGCGGCGCCAGTTGGACGCCACGCACGAGTTCCAGCGTATGGGCGCATTGAATGGTCAGATCCTCGACGCCGATGGCTCGACGGTCCTGTTGGACCTCTATGACCGCTTCGGGGTGCAACGTCAGAAGCTGCCGATGGGGTTGGCAGATCCGAGCACTGAGCTGCGGGTTAAATGCGGTGAAGCCCTGGATATGCAGGAAGATGCGCTCGGTAGCGTGACCAGTACTGGGGCTCGCGCCTTCTGCGGTAAGAACTTCTGGAACAAGTTGATCGTTCACAAGTCGGTCAAGGAGACCTACCTCAACAGCCAGCAGGCAGCAGCCCTGCGCGGCGATGCTCGCGAAAGTTTCGAATTCGGCGGCATCATCTGGGAACGTTACCGTGGCAAGGTGGCCGGTGTGTCGTTCGTGCACGACGACAAGGCGCTGCTGATCCCAGAAGGCGTCCCGGATCTGTACATCTCGGTGTTCGCGCCGGCTGATTACATGGAAACGGTCAATACCCAAGGCATTCCGTATTACAGCATGATCGAACCGTTGCCGTTCAAGAAAGGCATGGCCGGTGAAGCCCAGTCCAATCCGCTGCACCTGTGCACACGACCACGGGCGCAGATTCTCCTGGAGCTTTAACCATGGCATTCCGGGAGTTGCTGGAAGACATCGACGACACGGTGTTCGAAACCCTCGGCGACACGGCCCGGATCGAGGGCTACGACGAACCGGTGCTCGGCATGTTCGCGGCACCGTGGATGCAACCCAAGATGGGCAGCCTCAAAACGGCGTTGCGCGAGCCGAAGTTCGAGATCCGTGTCCGTGATTCGCACGGCCTGAAAAAAGGGCTGCTGGTCACCGTTGATTTGCCGGCGTTGGATGGGGGCGGTGACTACGACCTGATGCAGCTGGAGCCGGGCGGTGACGGATTGGTCGCCTTGATCTTGAGGAAACGACCATGAGTGTCGGTAGCTACTTCAAACCCTCGGCCGGCGGCGGGATGATCTCCTTGCAGACCTCGGCGGCAGATCTGAAAGCCTTTCAGGATTTCGCCGCTCTGGTGCCCAAGGCCGCTGCTGCGGCACAGCGGCGAGCCATCAACAAAACCCTGCGCTGGCTCGCCACGCAAATCGCTCGCGCCGTTGGCCGACAGGAGCGTATTGCGGTTGCTGCTGTGCGGCAGCGGCTGCGAGCTTACCCGGTCAGCGGTGGTGCGAACAGCGGCAAGCTGTGGTTCGGCCTCAACGCCATGGAAGCCAGCCGCATCGGTCGTCCTCGGCAGAGTCGGTCCGGTGTGTCGGTGGCAGGTCGGCGCTTTCAGGGGGCGTTCTTCAAGAAGGTCTACGGCAACAGTGCGGATGTCTGGATCCGCACGGCCAGCAAGCATTTCGACGCCAGTGACTACCCCGACAGTGATGTCAGCGGGGCGGGCGGGGCCAGTTCGGGCTGGATCGCCGAACACGGCAGCCGCTTTCCTCTGGCAAAAGCCAAGGTGTCGCTGGAGCAGGCGCGGCCACACTTCGAAAGCTGGATCCGCAAGGCCGACGAACAGTTGCTGCACGTCCTGCAGCAGGAACTCAACTTTGAGCTGCAGAAGCACCTGAGGGGGAAATGACGTGACGAATCAAGTCGGCGAGCCGTTCAGTCTTGAGCAGTTGTATCAAGCCATTGAGCGGCGCATTCAGGATCACTTCCCGGGTCTGCAGGCCGTGGCCATGTGGCCGAATGACCTGGATCGCCTACCGTTGCCGGCGGTGCTGATCGAACTGGCCGAGATGGAACCAGGCCTTGACCCGGGAACGGGCGAGACCGGTTTGGCCTGTAAGTTCGAGGCGCGGGTGATCACCGATCCTATCCAGCCGGATCACCATCAGCAGGCGGTGTTTCTGGCCGGTCATCTTGGCGCGCTACTGCGCATGCAGAGCTGGGGTGTGGCGGTCGAACCGGCCGAGTTCGTGCAGGCCATGCCCGACTGGACCAAACCCGAGCTGGACGGCTACACCGTCTGGGTCGTGGTGTGGACGCAGCAGATCTACCTCGGTGACGCCGAATGGCCATGGCCGGATCAGCCACCGGGCACCTTGTTGCTGAACATCGAACCAGGCGATGGCCCATTCCGTCCGGAGGACGTGCCATGAGTGCCAGTTACGTCGCCGCGCAGCACGACCGCATGCTCGCCGGCTTGGTCAAAGACTGCTACGTGGTTGCAGTCGACCTTACCGCTTCACCACCAGCCTGCCGTGTCTCGGACGGCGAATGGGTCAGCGGCTGGGTGCGCTGGCACAGCATCGCGGCTGGTAAGGCGCGGCATTGGCGAGCGCCCAGCCTGAACGAGCAGGGCACCCTGATCAGTGCCAGCGGCGACGTGGCGCAGGGCACCTTCATTCCTGGCCTGTACGGTAACGGCGGCCCACCACCGGACAACCGCGACCATGTCGAAGTCTGGCATTTCGAGGATGGCGGGCGCTTGGTGTACGACTGGCAGGACAGCATTTACAGCATCACCCTGCCGACCGGCACGGTCGCCATCAAGGTCGGGGCGACCCAGGCCGAGGTCACCGATAACGCTGTCACGGTGAAGTCGGGAACGATCGATCTCCAAGCCACGGTGAACATCAAGGGGCCGGTCAATATTGAGGGACTGCTGCACGTCACCGGGGACATCACCAGCGACGGCGCGATTCTGGACACCACCGGCAACAGCAACCACCACAAGCACTAGCGAATCTTTCAATCCGGCCCGCCCAGCGCGGGCTTTTTAATGCCCGGAGCAATCATGACCAAACCTCAAGACGATTCAACGACGCAGGATTCTGCCGCTGTTATCCAGCCGATCTCGGCCGCCTCGTCGCTCACCTTTCGCGACACCCTGTACACCTCGCGCACGGTGATCCTTCCGGATGGTCGCACGCTTCCCGTGATCAAGAGCCTGGTCTCGGTCGAGGCGGGCGATGACGTCGCGCTGAAATACCTGAAGGCCCACCCTGAATACGAGCATTTCAAGGAGTAGAACCGATGATCGGAATGGATCGCCACACCGGGCAGCCCATCTCCGGTATCGAGCATTTACGTCAGTCGGTTGCGGACATCCTCGGCACACCGCTGCTAAGCCGTCGCGAACGGCCGGAGTACGGCAGCAAGCTGCGGCGCATGGTCGACCTGCCTATCAACGAAGGTTGGAAAAGCGCGGCGCAGGCTGAGGCCGTGCGGGCGCTCAACCAATGGGAGCCGCGACTCAAGCTTGAGCGCATCGTGGTTGTCTCCGTCCTTGGCGGCAAAATCAATTTCAAGATCAGCGGCGAATACCTCGGTGAACGCGGCACGTTGGAGGTGTGGGTATGAGTACCCTGGTAGATCTGTCTGAGCTGCCGGCGCCGGACGTGCTGGAGCCGCTGGACTTTGAGGATACCTACAGCGAAGCGCTGGGCATGTTCCGTGGGCACATGGGGCAGAACTGGACAGCTTCGCTGGAGAGCGACCCGGTGACCAAGCTGTTGGAGGTCGGCAGCTACATCAAGCTCGGCAATCGGGCGCGAGTCAACGACGCGGCCAAGGCCCAGTTGTTGGCCTATGCCACCGGCACTGATCTGGATCACCTGGCCGCCAACGTCAATCTCAAGCGTCTGGTAATCCAGGCAGCGGATCCGTTGGCCGTGCCGCCGGTTGAGGCGGTGATGGAGTCCCACGATGCATTGCGTGAACGGGTGCAACTGGCCTATGAAGGGTTGACCACGGCCGGCCCGCGCAACAGCTACATCCTGCATGCCCGCAACGCCTCGGCGCTGGTTGCTGACGCCACGGCGGAAAGCCCGGCGCCGGCCTGCGTCGACGTCACGGTGCTGGGACTGGAAGGCGACGGCACGGCTGGGCTGGAGTTGCTGGCCCTTGTCGCTGCGGCTGTGAATGACGATGACGTGCGGCCGGTGGGCGACCGCGTCACCGTGCGCGGCGCCGAGATCCTGCGGTATCGCGTCGACGCCGTGCTGCACATGAAAGGTGCCGGCCCGGAGAATGACGCGGCGCTTACGGAGGCGATCCGCCGACTGGAAGCCTGGATCAATCCCCGGCGCCGGCTGGGCGTCGAGGTGGCCCGGTCCGGTGTCGATGCGCAGCTGCATGTCGCCGGCGTCGGCCGGGTCGAGCTCAAGGATTGGCAGGATTTAAAACCCACAAAGGCGCAGGCCGCTTACTGCACGGGTTACACCGTCGTGCTGGGAGGTTGAATGCGCAGTCTCCTACCGCTCAATAGCACGCCCTTGGAACGGGGTATCGAGGCAGCCTTCGCCGAAACCACATTGATCCCGCTGCGCACGCTGTACAACCCTGACACCTGTCCGGTGCATCTGCTACCACATCTGGCCTGGGCCTGGTCGGTCGACCGCTGGGATCCTGAGTGGCCGGAACCGGTCAAGCGCGCCGCGATCAAGGCCTCGTTCTACATCCACAAGCACAAAGGCACCATCGGTGCGCTACGTCGGGTGGTCGAGCCGCTGGGCTATCTGATCGAGGTGCTGGAGTGGTGGCAGACCGTGCCGGAAGGGGTGCCGGGTACCTTCGCCTTGAAGGTCGGCGTCCTCGACACCGGCATCACCGAGGAAATGTACCTCGAACTCGAACGCTTGATCGACGACGCCAAACCGGTCAGCCGGCAACTCACCGGACTCGCCATCAGCCTCGAAACCCAAGGCAACCTGAACATCAGTGTCGCCCTGTACGAAGGCGACGTAATCGACGTGTACCCACCCGTGATGCGTGACATCGAAGTCACCGGCAGCTTTGGCGTGGTAGGGCGCGAACACTCCGTAGACACTCTGGACGTTTACCAATGATTGATGCGAACTCGCAATTTTTCGCCATCCTGACCAAGGTCGGAGAGGCGAAGCAAGCGAATGCCGATGCACTCGGTGTTCCCTGGCTGATCAGCCAAATGGGCGTTGGCGATGCTAACGGCACCGATCCCATCCCTGATCGACTGCAAACCAAACTGATCAACGAATGGCGGCGCCGGCCATTGAATCAGCTGAAGGTCGACCCGAACAATCCGGCGATCATCATCGCCGAACAGGTTATCCCGGCCGATGAGGGCGGTAAGTGGATCCGTGAGATCGGACTGTACGACTCGGACGGTGACCTGGTAGCGGTGGCCAACTGTGCGCCCAGCTTCAAGCCTCTGCTGTCGCAGGGCTCGGGCCGCACGCAGATCGTGCGGATGAACTTCGTTGTCACCAGTACCGGTAACATCACGCTCAAGATTGACCCGGCGGTGGTGCTGGCGACTCGCGAGTACGTCGACGCGAAGATTCTGGAAGAACTGTACAAGCTCGACAGCAAGCAGTCCGTGCGCGTCGCCACCACGGGTAATATCGCGTTAACGGGGTTGCAGATCGTCGACGGTGTCATGCTGGCGGCCGGTGATCGGGTATTGGCGAAAAACCAAACCTTGGCTAAAGACAATGGCATATACGTTGTGCCGGCGACGGGTGCGTGGGCCAGGGCGACGGACGCTGACAACAATGCCGAAGTGACTTCGGCACTGCTGGTGTCGGTCGAGCAAGGCGCAACCCAGGCTGATACTCGTTGGCAGTTGATCACGGACGGGGCAATCGTTCTGGGCACCACGGCGCTGACGTTTCAGAACGTGACGCAAGGCTTTGCGCCAATCAACGCTCCGGCATTGGTTAACCCGACTGCCAACACACAGCCGCAATTTGATAACTCATCGAAACTTGCCACAACCGAATTTGTGCAGCGCTCGATGGGTAGCCTCGCGGGTGTCTCGGTTTATTCAGGTTCGACCGTGCTACCCCTGAGTGATGTGGGTAAGTACATCACGATAACCGGCGCCGCAACGGTAACTCTACCGGCTACAACAACGCTGCCGTTCGGATCTAAATTCACTATCGCTGCGTCAACAACCGGCGCGGTCGCGGTGGTGGTCGCCGGTGGCGGAACCATCGCCGGTGCGAACAACACCCCGTCAGGGCCTACCATCGTCCTCGCTGCTGGGGTGATGATGGAGTTCATTGTATTTGGCAACGGAGTCTACTCGGCGGTTGGTGGCTCAGGCGCTTCGTTGCTTGCTGGTAACGGGTACCAAAAGTTCCCCTCGGGTCTGATCGAGCAGTGGGGAGCCGTGGCCGTTGCGGACAACAACGAGCAGACCGTTGTTCTTCCCGTCGCATTCCCTAACGCGATTCTCGGGGCCTTGGTCTCTGTACCCGTCGCGGCAGCAGCAGGCGCTGCTGAGTTTTCCACCGCAGGCGTGAGAAGGAACGGCAGCAGTCTCAGCACTCTTTTAGTCAACGCGAACACGGGGCCGAACGTTGCGATAACTCAGTCCGTATTTTGGCGTGTATGGGGATATTGATCGTGATCTTCTTCAGTGCGGTTGAGCTTGGCTTTTATGACAGCACCATCAATGAGGTGATTCCAGATGATGGCGTTGAGGTTTCCGATGAGCGCCGTCGCGCAATTCTGGCTGGCCAATCTGCTGGGATGGTCGTCGCTGCTGACGAGTTCGGCGACCCTATCCTAGTTGATCGGCCACCGCCTAGCGCTGAGGTGCTGGCTGCCGCTGAGCGTGTTTGGCGGGATCGACAATTGGCGGCTACTGACCTTCTGGTTGCACGCCATCGCGACGAGGTCGAGGAAGGCGGGTCGACCTCGATCACGCCGAAGCAATATGCCGAGCTGCAAGGCTACCGCCGCCTGCTGCGCGACTGGCCGCAAGGCGAGCAATTCCCCCTGGTCGATCACCGCCCACTCGCGCCGCCTTGGCTGATCGAGCAAGTCCAATAAACGCCCCGCACTGACGGGGCGTTTTGTTTCTGCCATGTGTAAAACGAACACCTTCACTGCCCCGCTCATGCGGGGCTTTGTCATTCTGGAGACTGACCTCTATGAGTTTCTTTCACGGCGTCACGACCACCTCGGTCGATACCGGCGCACGTACCATCTCCCTGCCGTCCTCGTCGATCATCGGCCTGTGCGACACCTTCACCCCTGGGCTAGTTGGCGGCGGTACCGCCAAGGCCGGCGAGCTCAAATTGATCACCACCGAGCGCGAGGCCATTGCCGCCTTCGGCGCGGGGGCTGCGATCACCAAGGCTTGCCAGGCGATCTACACCAAGGCCAAGGCGGTAATCGTCGCTATCGGTGTGCCGAAGATGGACGACCCGGCGCTGCAGACCTCGGCGATCATCGGTGGCGTCTTGGTGTCAGGTCAGCGTACTGGCCTGCAGGCGCTGCTCGATGGCAAGAGCTTGTTCAACGCCCAGCCGCGATTGCTGATCGCACCCGGTCATTCGGCCACTCAGGCGATAGCGACGGCGATGGACGGTCTCGCGCAGAAGCTGCGAGCCATCGCCATCATCGATGGACCGTGCACCACCGATGAGGCCGCCATGGCCTACGCCGATAACTTCGGCAGCCGCAACCTGTTCATGGTCGACCCTGGCGTGCAGTTCTGGGACACCGATACCAGCAAGACGGTTGATGCGCCGGGATCGGCATGGACCGCCGGCTTGTTTGCCTGGACTGACGCGACCTACGGTTTCTGGGCCTCGCCTTCGAACAAGGAGCTCACTGGCATCACCGGTACCACTCGCGCGGTCGAGTACCTGGACGGCGACGAAACCTGCCGGGCCAACCTGCTCAACAACGCCAATATCACCACGATCATTCGCGATGACGGCTACCGGCTGTGGGGCAACCGCACCCTGTCGAGCGATCCGAAATGGGCGTTCGTCACCCGTGTACGCACATTGTTCATTCTCATGGACGCGGTGCAGGCCGGCCACAAATGGGCGGTCGACCGCTCGATCACCAAGACCTACGTCAAGGACGTTACCGACGGCCTGGAAGCCTTCATGCGCGACCTGAAAAATCAGGGCGCGGTGATCAACTTCGAAGTGTTCGCCGATGAAGAACTGAACACAGCCAGCCAGATCGAGCAGGGCAAGGTGTACTGGCGAATCCGCTTCACCGACGTACCGCCGGCCGAGAACCCAAATTTTCTCTTCGAAGTCACCAACCAATGGATGACCGAAGTGCTTGAAGCCGCCTAAGGAGGCCACCTGATGAAACCTGAAGTTTTGTCCAACTGCGCGGCGTTTATCGACGGCGTGAGTTTTGCCGGCGATGTGCCGAGCGTGACCCTGCCCAAGGTCGTGCTGAAAACCGAAACCTACCGGGGCGGCGGGATGGCCGGCGAGATCGAGATCCCGGTCGGAGTGGAAAAGCTTGAATCCGGATTCACCACCAACGGCGTGCGCCGTGAGGCGCTGAAGTGGTTCGGACTGTCCGACCGCACCGCCTGCAATGCCGTATTTCGCGGCACGTTCAAGGGCCTCCAGGGCAAGGTCACCCCGGTCATCGTCACCATGCGCGGTGGCCTGAAAGAGGTCGACATGGGCGACTGGAAGGCCGGTGAGAAAGCCGAGACCAAACACAACATGGCGCTGACCTACTACAAGCTCGAAGTCGGCGGTCGATTGATTTACGAGATCGACATGGTCGGCATGGTGCTGGTGATCGACGGTGTCGACCAGCTCGCAGACGAACGTTCGGCCCTGGGCCTTTAAGGAAATCCAACCATGAAGCAAGACATGCAATCGACCACTGAAACGCCCCTGCCTAAATGGCTTCAACTGTCCGACGATGGCTTTCGGATTAGCCTCAAGTACCCAACCGAATTGTCAGGTGTGACCGTCGACACGCTGATGATGCGCGCGCCCTGCGTGCGGGATGTTCGGGCGGCACAAGCGTCGTCCAACGGTGACGCGGAGCAACGTGAAATGTCGCTGTTCGCTTCGCTGACCCAGACCCCCGAAGCAGATCTGATGGGACTGAAAATGGTCGACTACCTGCGCCTGCAGGCGGGCTATTTTCGCCTGGTCACGGACGAGTAAATGCGACGGCTCGACGTTGAAGCTTCTGGCCAAACGCATGGCCAAAGAGACCGGTTTCTCGGCGGCTGAGATCACGGCCATGCCCTTCAACGAACTGGTGTGGTGGCTCTCTGACTGAGCCACCGCTCAACACTTTCCGACGCATAAGGCACGCTCATGGCGAAGAACCTCGCGCTTGGCTTTGTCATTGGCGGCGCCGTCGATCCGACGGTAGGCAAAGCGTTCAAGGACGTCGAAAGCAAGATCAAACATCTGGATTCGGTTGGCAGCAAGGCCCGAGTCCTGCAGAACACCATCGGCGACACGATGCGTCTGCGCGATGAGTGGCGCAAGGCGCATACGACCGGCGCCGAAGGCGCCGACAAGCTACTGGCCAAGTACGAAAAGAACCTCGCGCTGCTAAAGAAACAGGGCGTTGAGGTGGGGCGGTTGAGCAAGGCTTACGCCACGATGGGGCGCGTGGCCGCCGGCGCTGAATTGAAAGCGCTGGGGCATCGGCAGATCGAGGAGGGCCGGTCCGGCCTGAAAAGCACCCTCGGTCAGGCCGGTGCACTGACCGCTGCAGCCGCCATACCGACCAAGGTCAGTGCGGACTACGGTGCGATCATTCGCGACATTGCGATCAAGGCCAACATTGCCAACTCACCGGAAGAGGCCCAGCTGTCCAAGACCGTGATCGACACGTCACGCGATACCGGCATGGCTCGCAATCAGGTGGCCGAAGTGGTCAACGCCCTGGTCGGTGCCGGCATGGAGCTGGACAAGGCGCTGGCCTACGCCCCGACGGCGGCGAAGTTTGCCATAGGCCAAGGATCGGAAGGCTCCGAAACGGCCAAGATGATCAATGCCCTGGGGCAGAACGCCAAGATCACTGACCCCAAAGTGATGGAGAAGGCATTGGAAGCCATCGCCTATCAGGGCCAGGCAGGCAGCTTCGAAGCGCTCGACATGGCCAGGTGGTTTCCTGAGCTGCTGGCCGGCATGGGCAAGCTGGGCATCACCGGCATGGACTCGGTGACGCAGTTGGGCGCCATGCTTCAGGTGCAGATGAAGACGGCCGGCGGTTCGGACGAGGCCGCGAACAACCTCAAGAATTGGATGGAAAAAATCGGTTCCGGCGAGACGGTCGACGCCTATAAAAAGGCCGGTATCGACTACAAGGGCTCGATGCAGACCGGTTTGCAAAACGGCATGTCGACACTGGAATCCAGCTTTGCCCTGGCCCAGAAATACATCCAGGCTACCGATCCGAAGCGGGCTGCCGAGATGGCCAAGGCCACAGCGGCGATCAGTAAAGAGGCCGATCCCGAGAAGGCCAAGGCCATGATGAAGTCGCTGGAAGAGGCTTTGCGCACCGGTGACCTGTTCGCTGACATGCAGGTGAAAGCAGCCCTGACCGCGTACATGCAGAACAAGGATCTGTACAACCAGCTGAAAAAGGACTCGGCCGGAGCCACCGGGATCCTCGACAAGAACTTGGCTGAACGCCGGCAGACGTCTGCACAAAAATGGTCCGAGATGGCCCAGTCCATGGACGAAGCCATGCGCAGTATCGGCGATGCGATCCGACCGGTCACCGACGCCGTGGCCGACGGCATCAACAACGTCAGCCGCAAGCTGTCGGTTTTTGCCGATGAGTTTCCACGGGTCACGCTGGGCATTGGTACGGCCGTCGCTGGACTGGTGGCGCTGAAGGGCGCCGTCAGCGCGTTCAAGGTCGGCAAGGGCCTGATGAACCTTGGGCGTGGCACCTTGATGGGCAACCCGAATATTCCGCAAAAGGTGATCGTCACCAACCTGCCAGGGGCTGGGGGTGGGCTGGATGCCGGCGACTTGGATGGCGGCGATGGCAAGAAGAGCAACGGTGGTAAGGGCGGCGGCAGCGGAGGCGGTGGGCGCGGCGGCAAGATCGCCGACGGCGTCAAGGGGCCGGCGATGCTCGCGGTCGTCGACGCCGGTTTCAAAGCCTATGACACCTACCAGAATGCCGAGACTCAGGACGAAAAGGCCGAAGGCTACGGCGAGGCAGCGGGTGGACTGGCAGGTACTTTGGCCGGCGCGGCCGCCGGTGCTGCCATCGGTACGGCGGTCCCGATTATTGGCAACATCGTCGGCGGCTTGATTGGCGGATACCTCGGTTACATGGGCGGCGATGCGGCGGGAGGTTTTCTGGGCAAAAAACTGTTCGGCACCGACGAGTCGCTCAAGCGCGTACCGGACGCCGGGCCATTGATGATGGCCAACGCCGGAAAAAGCCTGCCGCCGGTGATGGGCGACATTGCCAAGTCCTTCGATCCCAAGCCAGGCTCTGGTCCATTGGCTCCTGCAGCGATGGGCGATGTGGCCCGGTCGTTGGCAGCGCCCGCCAGTGCCCCGGTCCCGCCTGCGCTGCTGGCCGCACCAACGCCTGTCGCCAGATCTGAGGTGCCGAAGATGGAACAACGGGTCGAGATCTCGGCGCCGCTGCATATTACCGTGCAGGGCGATGCCAAGGATCCGGCGCAGATGGCGCGGGAGCTGCAGCCCTTCATCGCGCAGCAAATGCAGCAGGCCACGCAGCAGCTGCAGAACCGCCAACTGTACGACCAACCGGATGTGTAAGGAGGGCTGATGGCCTACATGGAACAACTGCAGTCAGGGCTCAAGCAACTGGCAGCAGCAGGGGAGACCGGTCGGCGTAGCCTGGACGGCATGATGGGACCGGTCAACGGCGCGATCAGCGAAATCAGCGGTGCGGCCGCGGAGCTGGAAGGCATCCCGATTGTCGGTCCGGCAATCGGGGAAAAGCTGCAGCGCGTGATGCGTGGGGTGAACGCCGCCCAGGCTAAGGTCGGGCAGGTGGTGGCCACTTACAACAAAGCTACGCGAGCTGTGTCAGAGATCGATGAGCGCATGGGCCAACTGAAGGAACAGGCTGCCCGGGCGTCGACCGCGATCAACAAGATCGCCGGCAAGGTTAGCCCGTCGCTGGGGAACATCCTGCCGACCGGATCGCTTGCCGGTGACACGACGCCGGTACCGGAAGCGGTGAAGCCATTCCCGCATCTGCTGATCGTGCAGCCCCTGGACCCCAAAGCGGTGCCGTATTACTTCAACCTGGATACCGCCGCCTTCGACGAGCTGCGGCGCTCGACTGAATACCGCTGGGCTTCGCAGGAACGCCTGACCCGGCGACCGGCGCAGCAAGCGGTGGGCATCGGTGAGGAAAAGATCACCCTTAAAGGCGCGATCTTTCCGGGGTTCAAGGGCGGCATCAAGCAACTAGATACCCTGCGCAGCCTCGGCGCTCAGCAACTGCCGCTGACGCTGACCACCGGCTATGGCGACGTGCTCGGCACCTGGTGTCTGAAGAGCGTCGATGAAGAACAGAGCGCGCTGCTGCAGGGCGGTATCCCGCGCAAGCAGGCGTTCACATTGGAGTTTGTGCGTTATGGCGATGACCTGCAGAACATCTGACGGAGATCTGCTCGATACCCTGTGTTACCACGCTTATGGGCATCTAAACGGAACGGTCGAGGCGGTGCTGGATGCTAATCAGGGCCTGGCCGACGAGCCGCAACCGTATCGCGCCGGCATCGTGATCGAGCTGCCGGATCTGCCGGCGCCCGACGAGAGTGAGGTGATGTTGTGGGGTTGAGTGCAATGTCGAGCACGATTTAGCAGGGTTTGCCCTGCCCGTCGGGCGCCGATAAGCTTGTCATTTTTGCGAATGACTAAGGCGCTCCTCATGGAAAGATCAACAGAGTTAAGGAAAGTAAAACGCAGCATTTGGGGGGAGCTCAACTACAGGCTGAACTGGATCATCTTCGGCACCATCGGTGCGATCCTCCTGGCCTTTATTCCTGTACTCGGATGGCTCCTCGCTATTGGGGTGATGGGAGCAGTGCTATTCAAGACTTTTGGTTTTCGAGAGACCCAGCTTGTCGGCAACTGCCCGGCATGCACCAAATCGCTACCGGTTGATCCTAAGAACGATGTGTTTGCCTGTCCCGTCTGCAACAGCGTTATTGCTGTGGGAGAGGACAGCCTGACCATCGTCAAGATCGACTGACCAGCAGAAAGTAGAAACCACTGAGCCCGCCTTGTGCGGGCTTTTTATTGGACGAAACAATGACCCCAATCTTTCGTGTCGTGGCCGACGGCGCCGACATCACCCAGCGGATCAATGACCGCCTCCTGCAGCTGAAAACCACAGATAAACCCGGCATGGAGTCCGACGAGTTCGAGCTGCGTATCGATGACCGCGACGGTGCGGTGGTTCTGCCCTCGCGTGGGGCCAGCATCGAGATCTACCTGGGCTACGCAGAAACCAGACTGACCCGCATCGGCCGCTACGTCGTTGATGAGATCGAGCTGTCCGGCCCGCCGGACACATTGGTGATCACCGGCAAGGCCAGCGACATGCGTGGCAGCGGCAAGACCACTCGCAGCGGCAGTTGGGAAAACGTGCCGTTGTCGCGGATCGTCGCCGACGTCGCCGCTCGCAACGGATGGCAGGCGGTCTGCCCAGTGCAGACCAAGGTGCCCCGCGCCGATCAGCTCAACGAATCGGACTTCAATTTCATCACGCGTCTGGCCAAGCAGTACGACTGCACGGCCAAGGTGGCCGATGGCAAGCTGTTGGTGATGCCACGTCAGGGCGGGGAGAGCGCATCGGGCAAAGTGCTGGGAACAGTGACTATCCATCGTCGGGACGTCAGCCGCTTTCAGTTCAGGCTTGGTGACCGCAACACCCACAAAGCCGTGTCGGCCAAGCACCAGGACAAGAAGACCGGCAAGCTCGCCGTGGTCACTCTCGACAACGACGAATCACCAGACGGCTTGCCGCCGGTGCACACCGACCGGCACATCTACCCGAACAAATCAGCCGCCGAAGCTGCTGCCCAAGCCCGCCTCACTGCATTCAATCGATCCACGGCCGGTGTCCGACTGGAGATGGAAGGTCGTACCGACCTGTTTGCTGAGCGATCGATCAACGCCCAAGGCTTCAAGGTCGGACTTGATGGCGAGTACCTGGTCGACTCCGTGGAGCAGGTGTTCACCCAGGCTGGTTGGAGCACGACGGTCGAGTGCAACGGCGGCAAGAAGGGCAAGGCGAAAGCCAAAGGCAAGAAGAAAAAGCCGGCGAAGGATCTGAAGGTTGTTCAGATCAAGCAGTAGCGCCGAAGTCCCACAACCGAGGAGAACCCCATGTCACTGACAGAGCAACAGCTCCAACGCATCATGCCCAACGCCCGCCGCCAAGCGGGCGTTTTTGTTTCTGCGCTCAATGCTGCGATGGTCCGCCGGCAGATCAATACACCGCAGCGGCAGGCTGCGTTTCTCGCCCAGGTCGGGCACGAATCCGGCGAGCTGAATTACGTGCGCGAACTGGGCGGCGACCAGTACCTGAGCAAGTATGACACCGGGACTCTGGCCGCACGGCTGGGCAACACGCCCGAGGCCGACGGCGATGGCCAGCGCTACCGTGGCCGGGGGCTGATACAGATCACCGGCCACAACAACTACCTGCGCTGCAGCTTGGCGCTGTTCGGCGACGAGCGTTTGTTGCGTACGCCTGAGTTGCTGGAGCTACCGCAGTGGGCCGCCGAGTCGGCCGCGTGGTTCTGGTGGGTTCGGGAGCTGAATGCTCTGGCGGATCGACACGAATTCGAAGCCATCACGCGAAAGATCAACGGCGGGCTGAATGGTCTGCAGGATCGCTTGCAGTTGTGGGAGCGGGCGAGGGCGGTACTATGCGCCTCGGCGAAATAATCCCGGCGCCGTATCGGTTGTTGTTCAACGCGGCGCTGCTGGCCACTCTGGCCGGCGGATCCGCTGCCATCACCTGGCAAGTCCAAGACTGGCGTTATGGCGAACAGCTCGCCGAACAGGGCCGCCTGCACACCGAAGTTCTCAATCAGATCACCCTCGCGTCGGCCGAGCAGCAGCGTGCCGAACAAGACAAACGTCTCGCGCTCGAGCAGCGCCTGGCAACCAGTGAACAAACCCATTACCGAGCTTTGAGCGATGTCCAACGTGATCAAGGTCGCCTGCGCGACCGCCTTGCCACTGCTGATCTGCGCTTGTCAGTCCTACTCGACGCCACCCCCGGCGCCGGCAACGGATCGTTGTCAGCCACCCCCGCTACCGGCGGCGTGGTTCATGGCCCCACAAGAGCCGAACTTGACCCGGCGCATGCTCAACGAATTATCGACATCACCGACGACGGCGACCGGGGGCTGATTGCCCTTGCGGCTTGTCAGGCCTACGCCAATGCGGTTTCATCTATGAATAATAATTGACACTTGCCCCTAAGGCTAACGAGGGATAGGAGTGAAGCTTAGACAGATGTTAACAACTATCTGTTTTATGGATTATTTTGAATTTCAAATCATCGTCTAGTATGTACTCGTTGCTCAGTGGTTCGTCATTGTGCGCTTTAGGACCATGTGGTTGTTCTGTTTTCTTTATTGTCGATATTAGATCTGATAATGACTTTGTGCTGGCGTGTTTTTCTAGTTTTGTCAGTTCTACGGAGTTAAAGAAATGATACCAGTTTGCATGTGCCGTGTTTTTTTGACGGGTTAAATCCTTTAAAGGATAGCTGTAATGTTTTGCTATGATGAGTCTGAATAAGTTAAGTTTCGGAAACCCTTTAGGTAACCGAAGAGAGGTTCTGACGCCGGCCTCCCCTACATGTTCAATCCATTCATTTAAGCTGGCAAGCCAACGAGTGGCTTCTTCTTTTAAACGCTTTCCTCGGATTTGTTTTGAGTGTAGGTCGTCGCCATAAAGCTCTTGGAATTTCAACTGACAAAGAAATACTGTTCCTGAAGTCTTTTCCAAGACTACTAGGTCGATGTCTGTTACTACCTTTCCATCCATCTTTATTTTAATATTTTCGAGGTACTCGAGCCCCTCAAATCCATCATTTAGAACTCGTTTTATAGCGGTTTGCATCGATTTTTCACGAGATTGTTGGTTTTTGTCGTAGTCTTTTGGGTAATGATATCGCAACGATTCAAGCAGAAGTAACATCGTGTTGCTGCCTGCACCAGTAAGAGACCTTATAAAGCCTTGATCCGTGCTTTGAATCAGATGGGGGAAAGGGGATCCGGGTTTTGCGAGTAAAGCAGTATTTTTCCGACTGCATGAAAGGACTTCAAATATGCGTTGAGTGTCCTCTATGCTAACTCCTTCGAAGTCCAAGTTGTCAGCGCCAAAAATATTGATTGCATCTCTCAAGACTTTAATAAAGCTTTCTGTTTCAGCTGATATAGTGAGTATGTTTTCTAATTTTATACTAGGGTCTTTTTTTACAAGTGCTTCAGCAAAGCGCTCATGTCGTATTGATATGGAGTTTGTGAAGTTTAACGCTATGACATAATTTTGGAGCTGGATACCCCCGAAGCGTGTCGCGTGGTTAAAGGTGTCATATCCTTCAAGAGTTCGGAGTTTGCCAAATGCAACGCTGTAAAAGTAATGATCTAGTAGTGAGTCGCCGCCGTACCCTATAAAGTGAGTGCAGAAGGGGAAGACCAATTCTTCTAGGATTTTTTCTATATCTGATTCGAGATCTTCTTCAAATATGGAATGTCGAGTGTCATTGAAATGCCTGATGGACTCTCGTCTATAGTGCTCTGCAAGTTCTCGCTCGTAGTATTCGTCATCTGGTAGCTTTGGAGGTAAGGTGATGATGAATTCTTTTCCATCTGGGCTTTCAATGTTGCAAAGGCCAGTCGAGACAGTTTGTGCAACGCGACGGCCGTGTTCTATAAAGCCCAAGCCGGCAGCAAGCTCTAGTACAGGAATTGTTATCTCTTTTTTTCGTGTAAACATGATTGTTGGCACGTCAAACGTTGGTCGTGCATCCAATGATAGTTGTATAAGACGGCCAACTCCCAGTTTCATGATGTAATATTGTTCCGTCTCATCGTAAGACGGGCTTTCCTTTCTACTTATATTGTAGTGGTACCAATCCAGCTCATTGATCGCGGATCGTATATACAGGCCTAGGTTGTCCGCCTCAAGTTTGGGGAGGAATTTTTTTTCTTGTCTATTAAGTGCTTCAAAAAAAAAGCTGAGCGTTTTATTCATTTTTAGTTTACCAGCAAATATTTTTCGTCGGTGACCAAGTCAGCAGGTGTTTCTTCAAAGCGTTATTCATTCAATGGATATCTACGACAGTCGATCATCGGAATGGAATCGGGGGAGTGTATGAGGGCTATAATCTTTTGGGGTTTCTCCGATTAACGGCTCCGGTTACCCCACCTAGCAAAAATGATCGCCTTCGGAACAGGATCGTAGATTGACCAGCTCGGCTCCTTGATTGCGCACATTACCGATGCGCCGGTCAATTTTGAACCATTCGAATGCTTTCGTTGGTTCACCTTCGAACATCGCCAGTTGTTCGGCGCGTTCTTTTTGTGTGACTGGGTCCAGCCATTCCCGAGCCAGTTCAGGCGAGAGCGCGACTGGGCGTCTGTCGTGGATATCCACCATGCCACCGGCACTATCGGCGGTGATGATAACGAACCCGTCGTGGTCACTTGGCGGATGTTTGGAGTTGGGGTACTGGCCGATGGTAGCGCAAAGGATCGGCGCCCGGTCCTTACGACGAATCAGGTAGGGCTGCTTTTTGGGTCCGCCCTCATCCAACCATTCGAACCAGTTGTTGATCGCGACAATCGCTCGATGCGGCCAGACGGCACGGAAAAACGGGCCATGCGCGACTTTCTCTACTCGAGCATTGATGGGGGCTGCACGATCTTTCGCCCAATGCGGCCGCCATCCCCAGCGGACCATATCTGCATGCAGAAATCCTTCCTCCTGGTGAAAGAGCGCAAGCTGTGTAGTGGGAGCTGCGTTGTAGCGTTCGAGCGTTAGATCCCCGATGTGGTTGACGAGAGCATTGGGCATGCTCAAGGCGGCAACGAAGTCGTGAATGCCGCCGTACTGCGAGAGTCGTCCGCACATTGCCTGCCCGCCTATCTGATATTTCCTACAAAAATTGACCGCAAGGCTTTCAGAAAGTTAACTGTATATTCGTACAGTATTGGAAGTCGTGCGTCATGAGTTACTCAATTCTAGGTCCTATCAGTGAGGGCGGCTCGCAGGTGCCGCTGTGTCTCTTCCGCGTGCCTGCCGGATTTCCGTCGCCGGCAGCGGATCACATCGAAGCGCAAATCTCGTTGGACGTAGTGCTGAACATTCGTGCGCCACACGTCTACCTGGTGTCGCTCACTGGTGAAAGCATGCAAGGTGTCGGGATCTTTGAGGGAGACCTGGCCATTGTCGATCGATCAATCGAGCCAGCACACGGACACATCGTTATTGCATTGTTGAACAATGAGCCCGTGTGCAAACGCCTGTGCATTCGCGGTAGAGAAGTTATCCTGATGTCAGAAAACCCTAAGTATCCGCCGCGATACGTCCTTGAAGGTGACGAGCTGGCGATCTGGGGTGTGATAACCAGCAGCGTGCGCAGCCATGTCTAAGCCGCTGCCGGTATTCGGCCTGATCGATTGCAACAGCTTCTACGCCAGCTGTGAACGTGTGTTCCGACCAGACCTGGCCAAAGTGCCCATCGTGGTGCTGTCGAACAACGACGGCTGCGTCATCGCCCGCAGCTACGACGCCAAGCCCTACGTGAAAATGGGTGAGCCGTACTTCCAGATCAAACACAGACTCAAGCAACACGGCATTGTCCCGTTCTCCTCGAACTACGCGCTGTACGGTGACATGAGCGAACGCGTCATGACATTGATCGAGTCAATGGTGCCGGCCGTCGAGGTCTACAGCATCGACGAAGCCTTCGTCGACCTCACCGGAATCAACGACGTGGACGGCCTCGGCCGAAAGATCCGAAGACAGGTGCTGCGCTGCACAGGCATCCCTGTCGGCGTCGGCATCGCGCACACCAAGACCCTGGCCAAGCTGGCCAATCACACTGCCAAACGCCTACAGGCGCAAACCGGTGGCGTCGTGAACATCTGCGACCCGGTCAAACGCGACTGGGTGCTACGCAACACGGACGTGGCTGAGGTCTGGGGAGTAGGGCGGCGCATGAAGCTGCATCTGGATGGAATGGGCATCAAGACTGCGATGGATCTGGTCAAGGCGGATGCCTGGATGCTACGGAAAAACTTCAGCGTGGTGATCGAGAAAACCGCCCGAGAGCTGGCTGGCATTGCGTGTCTTGAATTGGACGAGCCGGATCCGCCCAAGCAGGAGATCTGCTGCAGCCGGATGTTCGGAAAGCGCCTTACGGAGTTGGCCCCGATCAAGGAGGCCGTCGCCACTTATGTGATGCGCGCCTCGGAAAAACTGCGGGCCCAGAACTCGCTGTGTAAGAAGATCCGCGTCAGCATTCGCACCGGCATGTTTAATCCGGACGAGGCCACGTACGCAAACGGCGTCCTGATCGAACTGCCATATCCCACGGATGATGTGCGCCTGCTGACAAACGCCGCCGTTAACGCTGTCGAGCGCGTATTCCGGCCGGGATTCAAATACAGCAAGGCAGAGGTGATGCTCGTCAACCTGTGCCAGCTTGGTGAATTCACCGAGGATCTATTTGCCACCACGCAATCGGCCGAGGCGACGAAGCTGATGACGGTGCTGGATAAGATCAACGAGAGGTGGGGTAGGGGAACACTGCGGTCTGCGGGTGTGCCGATCAATCCCGATTGGGCAATGCGGCGCGAGATGATGAGTCAGAGCTATACAACCAAGCTTGATCAATTATGGAAGGTCTCTTGCAATTAGCACATTAAGCCGAAGCATCGGGAAGCCGCTTCCCCTTGTTGACCGAAGCCAAGATGACCAAGTTTCTCAGTGCTAAAGTGATGTAGTTTTTGCGGGCGTGGTCATTGGCCGATCGAAAGTCAAAGGTCGTCACCCTGCCCGCAACATACCCAGCATTATTGGTTGCGGCAGCAATGGACAAAGTCGATTGAGATGATTTCTCAGTTCACCAGCGATTTGTTGCACGGCGGTGTACGTAGCTGGTCGCTGTTCAATTGGCAGGGTAGCAGCAGCTGCTAATTCAAACGGTATCAGCCGTAAGTTACTCATGCCTTTCTCAACCGCTTCAATATGCTTTTCTTCTGCGCCATGCTCTCTCAGAAGTTTTACCACCTCTGCCGCCCACTCTGCATTGGAGGGGGAAGGTTCCCAAGAATCCTCATGAATGAGCAAAACTGCAGCTGATCTCATTACTTCTAGCACGAAAGAAGCGCAAGTGAGGCCATTGCTTCCCTTTGGAGGCGTATAGACAGAGCCGTTGAACGAGCCTTTCGAAGCAATGAAATCGATTCCATAGGAAATCTTTGGCAGCTTTCGAGAAATTGCTCGGACAACTGCTACCACTCCCTTGCTTGCGGCTGGGGGTAGGGCCAGAGGAATGGCTACCCCGCACTTAGGGTGGGGGAGATCCGATACGAATAGCTTGTGATGCCACCCGAGTTCCATCAGCTTGGGCTTGTTACCTTTCTCGTTGAACAAAATTCCAAGATGCCCCCCGCCCAAGTCACTATGGAAAAGGGCAAGCGCGATCCCGTGCTCGGGTAAGACAACATCGTTTACGCTGCCGAATACCAT